TTCATCTTCTTCATCTTCTTCATCTTCTTCATCTTCTTCATCTTCTTCATCTTCTTCATCTTCTTCATCTTCTTCATCTTCTTCATCTTCTTCATCTTCCTCATTTTCGTCATCTTCTTCATCTTTAACTGCATTTAATTCAGGATCTTTTTTACTTCTATTTGTTTTGTTATAATCAATCTGATGAATATCATCAAGTAAGTTTCCTTCGATTTGTTGAAATATTTCTTCAAATGGAATAAAATCTCTAAACGTTTTTTTAATAATTCTTCTAATATTATCTTCTATAACATTCAAATTATTTTGATATTCTGCATTTTTTATATTTATTCTATTAAATAGATATGCATTTTTCCAAGCAAACATAGCACAATTAATATAACATCTATGTACAAAATCTTCAGGATTAGGTATTTTTATTTTAATATTATCAAATTGGTCTTTATATTCGTAAATTTTAATTTTTATAGTGCTTATAATAATAATTTTTATAAGATTATTCAAATATTTACATTTCGTATATTTTACTATTTTCTTATATTCATCATTTACTAAGTTATTATTCCATTTACGTATTTCAATCAAATTATTTTGAAAATCTTTCAGGTTTTTTTTATTTGTATAACATTCATTATATATACCATAAAGTCTTTTGGATATAGGTATACTTAGTAAATCTTGAATATGTTCCATATATTCATCTCTTGTGTCTATTATTCCTTCCATTAACCCTTTATAAATACTTAAAATATTTAAGTCTTTATATAACAAGAATTGTTTCAAGCAAAATATCTTATTATTTTGAAAACTAGTTATTATTTAGATTTAATAACAAAAAATTTGTACAACAAAAATTAGAAAAAAATGAAATATTTTATTAATAATTAGTAATATGTCATTACCATATTGTAAGGTTAGGTTTTGTAGGTTTAATTCAACGCATGTTACAAAAGGTCATAAGTGTGGAAAATGTGGAAAATATGGTCATGGTGATGTAGAATGTGGTAGTAGATATTATACAGAATTACTTAAAAAATATTATAATGATATACTACCTTTAGATATGCATTGTACTGTTTTACAATGTAATAATAAAATGTATCATAATAAAGATGCCCATCATTGTTCTAAATGTAATAAACGTGAACCACATATATATGACGATTGTAAAATAAATTTAGAAGAGAATACTTCATCGAATACTGTATATAATGTAAAATGTCCTTTATGCAGACAAGAAAATACATTGATAAATCCAAGAAAAATATTAGGACTAAATGATGAATGTTGTATTTGTTATGAAAATAAGGTTGAAATATTATTTCCAATATGTTATCATATATGTATATGCTTTACATGTCTTGGTAAATATGAACAATAGAAAATATCGCTCTAATAATTATGTATTATAATGTTATGGTTTTAAATTATCATAACAACAAGAAAAAGAAATTGTTCCTGCAGGGGCACGATCCCTGGACCTCTGCGTTATAAGCACAGCGCTCTACCGACTGAGCTACAAGAACATTGTGGCTATTTCACCACAACTATATATATTGTTTTGTCCTTATATGGTTTTTTAGTTTAGGTATAATATCTATATTCTACACCCACTTTTAATAGGATTTATTTTAATCATTAATTCGTTAGTATTTACTGCTTCTAATAAATCACTGTCAAGTCTATTTTCATATGCATTAAGTTTATCATTTGATCTAGTCATACTGCATTTTTCAATTAGCTCAGGAGTTGATTGATATATAACACCGACATTGCCTGATTCGCGTGCAGTAATACTATTTTCTAAGGCCTTTCTAGTGCTCATCTCTACTTCAGACGAATCTATACCCACATTCATATTACCAGGGTTAGGTGTATGTCCAGCTGCCATCATAATAGCTTCGCGTGTACCATCTATCTCTGCGTTTTCTTCTGCAGTTCTATCTGTATGTCTGTGATCGTGTACAGATCCAGCAATACCATATTCATTTGTATCTGATAAAAACTGTTTTTGAGTATTTTTTAATTCAACAGGTGTGCTTAAATAACCACCAAACAGACCTTCTAAAATACCTCCTATGAAACCATATTCTGATTTTCCTTTAATAGTTGTTTCCTTTACAGTTTTCTTTACAACCATATCAGGATCATATACATAAACTTTATAGACCCCTGTACCAATATTTCGCATAGTATCAACTTTAGGCAATGTTTGTCTTAATGTTTTTTTTGCTTCATCTTCTGAAGTTGTATAACCAGCATCACCTGCTTTAATATTTGTTATAGTAGTGTCATGAATTAAAGTTTCCTTGACAGTTGTTTTAGCAGTGTCATGTAATGCAGAATATGTTTCCTTATTTCCAGTCAAATTATTTGTTTCACTATCGTGAATTGTTGTTTCTTTTACTGTTGTTTTTGCATTATCTTGTAAAGCACTATATGTCTCTTTATAACCAGATAAGTTATTAATTTCACTATCATGAATTGTTGTTTCCTTAACTGTTGTTTTCATAATATGGTTATCTGGATCGTAAAGAGTTGGTTTTTCAGGTATTTGTATACTTGGATTACCAACACCACGCGCAGATTCTACTGTATATTCTTTCATAGTATATTTTAAAGCATCAATTATTGGTGCAACTATTGCTTTCACTACACTTGTAACATTCGAAACAACAGTACGGGTTTGCGTGACTTCTCTTTCAGTATTATATACAAGAATATTACTCTTCCCATAATCATCTTTAGCTCCTAATCCCGGATTTTGTTCTTGTAATGAAACAGATCCCTTATATTCTATATGAGATTCAGGTCTAGATGTCGGTTTAATATTTTGGACTGATCTAATAGTTTCTTTTGTTATCCCACCAGTGGTCTTTAACCATTGCTCTTCAGATTGTTCATATACTGTTTCAGGTCTTTGTTTTGTCAATGGATTTACAACACCTCTTTGTTCTATACCTTTTATAGGTGCTTGAAAAGGTAATTCAAAATATGTGTTTTTTTGATTAATTTTACTACGTAAATCATCTATACCTCTTGGTTTTGCAAAATCTAATCCATCACTTTGTTGAAAACCACCAGTACCTTTAGAACCATATCCTTGATTTAATCCTGGTGCTACTTTTATTGCTTCAATAGGAAAAAAATTGTTCACCTTACTGGTTACATCAATTCTAGATTTATAGTATTCATCATTATTCTTCATACTACATATATTTGCCATATTTGCAGTAGGTTCAAAAAAACACGGAACTTCTTTTTTGTTTTGCCAAAATTGATTATTCCCAGTACTCATGTCAAGTTTTGATGTCATTTTTTCAATATCTGTATTTTGTGTAACATTTTTTCTTAAAAAAGGCTGCATATTATTATGTGTAAAGTTTTCTGCTTTGATTTGTTTACCAGTCAAAGACGATATATGCATATTATCTTCTTTATTTTGAGTATTTTGCGATTCTAGATTATAAAACATATCAGAATATGCTGGTTTTGCAATAACACCTGTTTCAAATGGTGATTTCGCTTTTTCATACATTATATTAGCTCTATTCTGTTCATCTGCTCTGACTTTATCCCAATACTTTGAACTATAAATATTATTCATTGATGGGATATCTTGAGGATATATTTCCATTATTACTCTACTGAATAAAGGATAAAAAATAGAAAGAAATATACATTACAAATTGAATTCTTAAATTTTTGTATATGTTCATTCTAAAAAGTGTTCTGCTTACAATAAAGTAAATGATTACTACTATATTCTATTGTTTGTCTTACTATTTTAGATTTAGATTTATGTATAATAGTAACATATAAAATAACAGGTTAGAATGTATCAATTGTGATAAGAATGGTTGTAAGAATATTCAAATATTTTTTGAATACTATATAAAAAAATGAAAGACCTGAAAAGTATAAAAGAGGTCAAACAATAAAAACCTACAAATTGCTTTATATCTGTTGAATTGTAGTTAGCAACTTTAATATTATCATTTACATCAGTTAAGAAGGAAAAAAGACTTAATTTATATAGTTTAGTCTCAAATGTTTTTGGTTGGTATAATAAGTATAACTAACATTTTACACCATAATATAATGAACCATGCGGATAACCAGGTGAATACATCTTATTATCTTTAACAGTATTCTTCCAATCATCTAAATTTTTCATATTAGTATTTTGATTTGGTTGAAAACTTGTTTCATCTAAAGGCTTTTCTATACAAGGTATATGATTATCCTTAGCAACCATTCTGTAGTTTACAGGTACTCTATCAAACCCTTGTATTGCTCTTTCTTGAGGATCAAAACATAACCATTCCCATCTGTTTATTCCTGTTTCCTTAAGTGTACATGGCGGATTTGATAATCTTGTATCTTCTTGCGGGGCTAAACAAGCTCTTGCATTAGTAGTCCCTCTAATATTACAACCAGTAGGTTGATATTTACCAGGTAAATATTCTTCAGCATTACATTTAGTAGCCTTGTAATTAAGTCCTAGTAATTCACTAGAGTCATCTACAGCTGCTTTTATGCTACAAGTGTTATGACCGTATGATTGATATCTTAAAGAAGGATCTGCAGGAATGTCTCTTGAACAATCCATACAATCATTATAAGGCGCTTCTAAATGATATAATCCTGGTCCAACAGTTCTTTTAAGCTTTTCTTTGTAGCTACAACTATCATAATTCATTCTAGTGTCTATATATTGGTTCATCTAATTCTAATAAAATGATATATTATTTTATAGTTAAATAAATAGATAAATGCTTATATTATATGTTATACAAAGTATTCTAAATGATAAAAACGAAGCATTCGTAGATAACGAAACAGGACCAGATGGTATAAAATCATTATACCTACTTATGAAAGGATATAATGCCAAATATTATTATAATTGGGGTGTCGTGGATTATATATCTTTAGCAGTGATGTATATTGTTGCATTTTTTATATCAATTGGTGCGGCATTTTTATCATATTCTTGTACATGGAAAGGTAGTATTAGAAATAATATTGTTCGAATAATTACTGCATTTTTTGCATTTATGCTTGGTCCAATATACATAATATATTATGTTATTGTAAACTATATGGGTGGATTATGTTGATAATTTATTATTTCAACAGAAAAAATTAACAATCCTTTAACAATGATTATAATTCATTTTAGGAGGAAGAGGAACTTCTCTATACATAATAGACTGGCATGCAGGTAAATGTAACATTGTAGTATCTATAGGATTTGTTTTATCATTTTTAATAATTCCATCTTCTGTAGGTACATACTGATTATTACCACATTTAGATATATATCTAGTTTGTCCTCTTAATTCGCTATCTAAATCAACTAAATTACCTTGAACATGTGAAACAGCTGTTCCTCCTACAAATCCTAATTGATGTCTACATTTATCTTTATGTTCATATCTATATTGCGATAATATATAGCTTAATGTACTAACGTTGTTTTGCAAGTCTTGATTATAAGAACAAGTGTCGTAAGTTGTTCTATTAAAACTCATCTTATTATCTATAAATATATAATTTTTTTATTATATAGAAATGTTTTTATTTCGTCCTACCCAATTGCATTTCTTGTTAAATTCTGCTCTATGAATATACGATCTAGTATCTTCTCCTCCATTTGTCCACATAGGTACTATATGATTAGGATCTTGTATATCTTTCATACAATCGATAAGAGGTATAAAGTTATTCATTTCTTCTTCCATTATTATCTTTTTACATTTAAACGGATTTGTATCGCTTCCTTCTAATAACTCTAGTTCTGAAGCAACATTTGTTTTTCCACATCTAAGATTAGGACCGCCGGTAAATATTCTTTTAAATAATTGTATTTTACATTTATCATGCGTCAATGTACCAGGATCATTTCTTAATGATGAGTAATTATCAATTAGACAATCATCTGCCAGCCCATATCCTGGACGTCCTCTTAAATTAGGGTGATTAAGATACATATCTGTCATTCTTACATGCGGATATTCACATTCTGTAAAATTGTTTTGATATAGGTTATAATCTGACATTTGTTTATTATGAAGTTCTTTAGCGTTTTTCCAACAAGTATCTGTGCATGTACTAGTAGAACTATCAAAAATATTAGTATTCATTCTATTTGTAAATAATAAATAAAAAATTTATTCCATTTTATCTTTGATAAATATACTGTTTTTATTTTCAATATTTTCAATCATATCATAATTAATATTAAGCCTTACTCTATTGTATTTATGTTTATATTGTTTTTGTAATAGACTATTTTCATACTCTTTAATTTTCCATTGACCTTTATTCTTACTATTACCAATAAGTTCTTTAATTTGGTCTTCATTTTTTTGCAGTTTGTTGAAACTTTCAATAATTTCATTATTTTTTATTACATTTTTGTATAATAATAAATTTTCTTCATTATCTAAATTTTTTGAATAGTCACTATATTGCAATTCTTTAATAACATCTTTACCAGATTTTTTAATACTATATGAAAATGTTTTTTTGGTATCCATTGTTTCTACTATTATATCTTTAATATTTTTTTATATATATTACATCAAATGAAAAGATAACCATTGTAATGGTGTTATATATAAAATATAAATGTTTTACTATTCATCATTTGAATTAGATGTAAATTATTTATAATTCAACCAAATAAATTACCAAAAAAATATAGTGTAATAAATGTAAAAATAAATAATATCACCCCAGTATGATGTAATAGTATTAAAAATGTAAAGATCTTTGTAAATCATTATATAAATTATTATAACACTGTGCTCCATTATTTTCTTTACATGACGCACCTCTATTGTATAACCAATCCCCCAATTTTTCTCTTTCATTAGGTATAGACGTCGAAGGAACTGTATAAAATTGTCTTTCTAATAATGATTTATCATAAATGTCATCTGTTTCCCTTAATATATTTGTGTAAAAATATTTCTTCATACCTTCGTTAATGTGTGGTTTTTCTATGGAACATGCCTGATATTGTTCTTCGCCCATTTTTATATTTAAAATATTTGGATTCATAAATGGATTATCTTTCGAAGGTTTTACGCATTTTTTATTATCAACGATATCTAAATTATTACTATTGAGATATTTTTCAGTTTGTACTATCTTTTCATGTTGGTAATTGTATAATATTATAGATATAATCATGATAATTATCACAAAAAGTATATACCGCGAGTCATTAAATACAAGTGTTGCAATAATTCCAATGAACATTATAAGACGTATTATTGCATTTAATTTTTCTTCAGTTGTCATATAATTATTTGGAATAAGTATAGGACTTGTAAGTTCATTTAAATTGTCCAACCAAAACATTATTGACTCTTCTTCTAATATTTATATTATTTAATTTTCTGTTTCTCTTCTTTTATTCAGTTTAGACCTAAGTTTTTTTGCAGCTGCCATTTTTTTATATGATGAACCATTAAAAGAAGGTTTCGATCCTTTTGGTACATTCATGTTTCCAGCCATTTGTTTAAATAAATCCATACCATTCTTATTTCCCATCATAGAACCCATCATATTCATCATTGCAGACATATCTGGTGTTCCTTTATTGTTTCCACCAGAAGCTGAAGCATCTCCAAATAAACCAGGCATTGTAGAAGCAAATTTGAATGCATCCTGTAGTAGTGCTTCTTGTTTTAGTTCTCCATTAGAAATCTTATTTGCCATTTTTCTACTCACATTTGTAATAAGTTCTGAAAAACCACTATCTGGATCTCCTATTGCCTTCAATATATCTCCATTATCACCTATCGACTTTTTAATTTTATCCACATCAATATCTTCTATAATTTCTTTGGCAAGTTTACCTAATGTGGTATCTTCCATTCCTTTCATGTCAAATTTAGGTTTATCATTGGTTTTGTTATTTTTCATTTCATTTAATCTTACGAATAGTTTTTTATAAGTATCATCAGTAATATTGTCAATTGATATATTTTCATCAGTTCCCTGTAATACACTTACTATTGTTCTCACATCATCGTCTGACATTTCGTGTTTAAATATATATAATACAGATAAAAAGTGATGACATAAATAATCATCATTTAGTAATTTTCTTATGTTTTCAAATGAAATATTTTCAAATAATTGTGTATTGGAAATAACTTCTTGTGCAAACCAATCATTGGCATTGTTAATATCTTCTAGTTCAATATATGAAGTCCAAAAATCAGAAGATACATTATCATTAATGTATTTTACATATTCGTCCGATGATTTATCCAATGTTACATAATTTTCTTTTATTGCTTTATAAACTTTTTTACCTAAATTAATTGTTTCTATTTCATTTCCCTCTTTACATTTACGCGACTCCGACTTTAATCTTTTTAGCAAATCTATATAATATTGATTGAAAATAAATTGATTTGACATTATATATATCAAATTAGATCATATCCTTTATATCTATTTTGACATAATATCTTTTTCTCTTTGTTGCATTAACTCCTCCAAAGATGGCAATTTATTACTTTTATCAGTTTGATTATTTATTACTGCATCTGTAACAATTCGATTTTCAATTAATTCTGAAGATTTTTCATCAGATATGTAATCCCAGTTATAGTTCTTATCAACTATAGTTTTCACATTATCATCTATATTAGAAAAAGTATCTGATAAAGTAAACCCCGAAAGTGAAAATGCTGCCGGTTCATCATTCTCACTATTAACTTCTAACGTGGGATTATTTATATTACTATCTGGAATATCATTGGCATTTTCTTTTTTTGTATTCTTATCAATTCTTGTACTTTGCCCTCCACATAACACACCTCTTCCTGGTAATAATAAATGATCGAATACTGCCTTACCAAAAAGTAATTCTTTGCTAGGTAATAATACAAGAGCTGGTACAGAATGTACTTTTTCATCTATTTTTATATTTTTACTCCGTATATCATCGATAGATACAATTTTAATAGTTTTATCTTTATCGTATCTTTTAATATGTTCTAATAACATTGAACAATGTGTGCAATAAGTACTGTAAAATAAAATCATATATATATTTTATAAAAATAATGATGCTTTATATGCAAAAAATAAGGATTACAAGGAATTAAATTACAATATTATATATGTTAATGTCATTTTATTCATCTAACCATAGATCTAGATCTTGTTGCGAATTCAAAATTCTGATATTAAATGATTTTACAACATTAAAGACATTATGATCCTTAATATTTTCAATATTATCAATCATCACAGCATAATCAATTTTAAGATTTGGAATACATTTCAATTGTAGCTCATACATCTTTTGTATATATGGTATCTGTTTTAATTTGTTTGTTTTCGTAACATAGTCGATTATTTTTACAGTCGCTTGATTACCATAATTTAATATAAATAATTCATTTGGACATATATTATTATCGATACCAAAGTGATATTTTAATAAATGTCTTATGCCATTTGTTTTAGCGTATATAACATAATTATTATCATCAAATTTGTTATATAAATAAAAATTATTCTTATAATTATTCATTTTTTGCATTTTAAAACCACCTTTTTGCAAGTAATCTTCCATATTGTATGGAATTTATAAACATATATTATCATTTTTTTATATTTTTTTGAATACACACCATCTGTTTAAGAAACTAAATTGTTTTTGAACTTCGTCTTTATTTAATTCCATAATATTTTTATGCAGTACATCTTTTACATTATCATCATCGGGAATATTCTGCTTTATTTTGTTAAATGTCTCTGAGAATAATTCACTTTCCAATAATGTCAAATTATATTGTTTGCATTTATCTACGAGCAATTCATATGATACTATAAATTCAGGAATAAATTTGTTTGTAGACTCAATATAAACATCTATTTTTTTACTATATTTAGATGATTTATCCTTGTGAAATCTTCGGATAATTGCCCATATCGGTACACCATTTTCATAGCTATTATCTGTATATTTTCTTCCTTCTATAATATCGCCACCAGCATTTTCTAAGGCATCTTCTACTATTTTTCCATCCATAAATGTACAGAAGAAAACGCCGTCTTTTTTAAGCAACGTGCTAACATTCTGTAAAAACGTATTTAAAGTTTCTTCTGTTTTAAAGAAGTAATGAATACTAAACATACACGAACATGCATCAAATCCATTAGCACCCTGACCTGCGATATGAGCATAATGTTTTGGTAGATTACCCTTCTTTTTGTTAAATACTAAATTAAGCATATTTACACTTTCTTGATCGTTTATAGATTTAGAGCATTCACCATTCATTATATGTTTACCACAATCTCCTGCTACAAATACCATATCAGTATATGCTACCTTTTCATTTTGATTACGTTTTATAAAATGATTTCTTCTATTTAACATGCGGCTATATGCTCCAGAACGTGGACCATATATATTATTTTTAACCAAATCCATCCCCAATACAAACTTATAACCATTGTCAAGCCATCTAGGCATGTCACCTGCTTCACCACAAGCCAATTCAACAATAGATCCCTTATTTTTAGGTTTTGTATAAAGCATCTTTTTAATTCCATGATTGTGAAATTGAAGCATATTATATGATAATAGAGCATCTCTTGGAATATTTCTTGAATAATATGTATCATCTGTTTCTAGCAATCTTTCATTCTCAGTTTCTGGCACATCCATATTGAAAACAGGTTCGTTTCCTGTTATCATTGTTTCTGATACGGGATTATGAATAGATCTCCATATATTAATTGCAACACCCATATCATTTGCAGTTTTTGATAATTCGCCTGTTTTATAAACCCTTGTTTTATCTTCTCTTATACGCATAGGGATCCATCTCATAGATACAGGAATATTTACATCTAATACATATCTAAATTCAACAATACTATCAGTTTCAAATTTTTCACCACTTTCACATCTGGTTTCTCCAGCGCCAGTAATTTTAACTAGAGCCTTTTCAACACCTATACTGTAATAAACAGATGGTTTAAAGAGTTTTGGAATATAAGCAGATTGTTTTTCTTTAATGGATTTTCTATATTCTTTATCATAATGAATTTTTAATGCCTCTTCTATAGTATAATTTTCCCACTGTGAAGTATTATACCCAACATATAATAACATCTCCTTATATTTTTGACCATCAATAATAACGTTTTTTCCATCCTTTACAAGGAAATCAATTGTGTTTTGTTCAGGAGGCTTCCATTTAAATACTCTATCCCATTTAACATTTTCTGTAAGTTGTACAGGCTTATTTGCATAATAAGAATATAATGCAAGTTTTGCAGGTGTAAAAATCAACCCATCAATATCGTATAAGTATTTTTTATTTCCATTCAATATTTTCTTACATTCTTGTAGAATATCTTTACTATACAAATGCTCTTTTGCTATAAAATCAAACGAATGTTTAGTTGATTTAATAAATTTTTCAGCATTTTGCAAATATTTATACCTACTTTCAGAAATTCCACTTGCCATTTTATCTTCAATTAAGGGATATTGAGTTATTTTTTTACCACCATAGTAATATATATCAAATGCGGCATATAAACTTTTCGAAGAAGAATCCTTTCTCTTATGACAAACTATATACTCACCATCTATAAGTGAATTATAAATTTCTTTCGCTGCTTCTAATCCAGTATCAATAACTCTATATGTATTATTTATTAAATATACTTTCCCTGCATTGTCTATATACATCAGCAATCTTTCTCCATCTGCTTTCTCGGTTACAGTATACTCTGAAAGAATGCTAACAACACCATATTCTTCGGGTTGTAGCATATTTACCTTCTCGAGAGTTACTGGTTTAGGTGTTAATAGTGGAGGTTTTGTATTATTTTTGTTGTAACCTTTCATCATAATATCATTTTTAACAAGATTATGATACTTTGTAACAATATCGGCTTGTTGTTGTTTTGATAGAATAAAAGTTGATAGGTACAAAGCTTGTTCCATTTTAATAATTGATTGAATTATATATTCTTTTGATGTTTTTGTTATATCTATGTAAAATTCATATCTCTGTGGAGATTTAATTATTTTTGAATTTTTAAGAGTATAATACATATTATTTATTTCTTCATCTTTAGATTTAGTAATATTTACAATATATGTAACATTATTAACATTATCTATAAATTTTATTTTTTTATTGATTTTAAAATACTTCCTAACATCTTTCCAATTTGATGGTTCTTGTGTATTAGATTTATTAACAAGCTTAAAACTTAACTTTGAGTCAATAAGATCAATTATATTATCAGTTGCTAAGGTTTTTGTTTTAAACCACTCCGTTTGTAATCTTTTATAATTATCAGTCATACAATATTTTAAAATATCAGTATTACCTTTAATTTCTAGATTTGTTTCATCTAAAGATACATCCAATATTTGCGTATCTATTTCTTGAGTGTATCCAAATGATTTCATTACATTTACAAAGTTATTATATTCATTTTCAGTCCATAATGCGTCATTAAAGAATTTAACATTCCATATACTATTATCATCCTTTAGAGAATATTGACTATCTATGATTGAAAATATTAGATTATCATGTGATATTTCCATCTGTGTTGTCTTACCTACTTACTATAGATATTATAGATTTATATATCATTTTTTTATTTTTAAAAAATGATTATATATAAATAAAAAATGATCTATTCATATAGAGAATTTGTTACTGTTAAACAAAATGTCATCAAATAAAATGTTTATGCCTATTAAATTTAGTACTACAGTACAACTATCACCTTTCGAATTAACAAGTAAATTTGAAGATATTGTTATTATTAAATTGAAAAAGAATTTAGAAAATATATGTACCAAGCATGGGTTTATAAAAAAGGACAGTATCAAAATTATTAAAAGATCTGCTGGATATTTTAAGGAATATCATTTTAACGCCAATATTGCATTTGATCTAAGTTGTATAGCAGAAATATGCAATCCTGTACAAGATTCAATTGTTAAATGTACAGTTAAAGCTAAAAATAATTTAGGATTGCGAGCAGAAGGTATTTATGATGATATTGTAATATTAGAAGTAATTGTTCCTAAAATTACTTCAGGAATACAATCTGAAATTAATATTGATACTGTAAATATTGGTGATGAAATTAAAGTACAAGTATGTGGAAAAAAATTCACATTATATGATAAGGTTATTTCAATTGTTGGTAAAATAATTAAAGACGTTGATGAAAATATTGTTATTGTACAACAAGTTGAAGAAGAAGTTCTTGTAGATGATGATATTGATATAGAAGACATATTGACAGAGACTGCAGAAACTATCAATGAAGAAGAAGATGATGAAGATGAAGATGTGATTAAAAAACTAGATATTATAGACTCTATTGATAATATTAAACTTGATGATGATTTGGAAGATAATGATGATTTTGAAGACGAATTTGACGATGAATTTGAAGATGAAGATTTTAGCGAAGATGATTTTAATGATTTTGAAGATGATTTAGAAAATACAGAGGTTGAAATAAAATAGATATAAATAGAATTTCATAAATAATATATATTATGTATGAATAAAATTGAAATTTGTAAACAAATACAAGGAAGTATAAAAAAATTATCTGATAACGAAATTATGGAGATATTTAAAATTATATCATTATCTAATTCAAATTATACAAAAAATAATAATGGAATTTTTTTGAATTTAAATTGGGTTGATGATGAAACATTGCAAAAAATACATAATTATATATGTTTTTGCATTAAGTCTCAAAATGAAATTTCTAAATACGAAATGATGAAGACTTTATTAAATGATAGTATAAAATATAAGGAAACTGAAATAGAAAACATTGTTATTAAAAATGACATTATAGAGATATCATCTAATAATATACTATCGTCTAAACAAAAAATTTCATCGAGTATGAAATTCTATCTATTAAAAAAGAAATTTCTAAAACAAAATAGCATTACTGTTAATTATATAACAGAGAATGAATTATCTTATGAAAATTATTTATTAACATAATTATTTAATTTTGTCTCATTTTTCTTTTCGGTTGGTGTAACATAACCATAAAAAATGATATATAGATTATATATTATTACAATATAATGTCGCAAATTATTGAATTATTATACGATCAGCTTCCATCAGCAAATAATACTGATTTATTATGGAAAATGCAAGACAAAAATATGTACAACCAATATACACAGTTTGTGGATATAAATAGTGATTGTATAATTCAAGAAATGCCAACAATTCAATCAATTGAAAATGATATATTATGTATACCAGAAAATATATCTGTTCAGCATGTTGAAGAACATAAAAAAATGAATAACACAATCAAAACTAGAAAAACAAGTAAGAAATGCGATATTATCAAACCATTGGATCTTATTTTAAGAGAAACTAACACTACTTCGTTATACATCGTTCATATTAAAGATAAATTGATTGAATTTATATCAAAAAATGAATTTATAAAAGTATTTGGATCTAAGAAGTCTGCTGAAATTATGTCAGCAATAGTAAACAATCGATGGAATAAATCGTTGGTATTATTTATTTCGTTCTTATTTGACAAAACAGTAAGGTATGGTCAAGATGATATTGTTTATAATAAAGAAGCAAATTCAGGAATTATAACTTTAGATATTGGGGCTTATATAAAGGCATTAATGTAAATCGTTCTTTTGCTAGTAACACGTTTGCAATTTCAGTACAATTCTGTAATTTTGTTCCATCCATATCTCGAATTCCTAATTCCTTAAAAATATTTATATGTTCGTTTTTTTTAAGAGATGTACAGTCAATACCTGTCTTTTTTCCAGCACTTTTCCCTGAAGTAAATAATTTGAAAACATTTATAATATCGTCACTATCTTTGAGTTTCTTAGGAATGAAAGCACCCCATGCCATATCTTCTAATGACATATCTTTTGGTACATCTGTATATTTTTGGCGCTGTTTTATTATTTCATCCTTCTCTCTATCATTTGCATCTCTATATTTATTATCATTTTTATTATATATAATCACATCAAATGTATTTTGTAAATTAAATATATTAACATACCCTATATACAAATTGTCATTGTTTCTAAAAGACGGTAATTCATTCTTTTTAATAAGAATACCTTGCAAATACAAGCAATTAGCTATATATTCGTGTGTTTCGTCTAATATATTGTTTCTTATGATTTGTTGCATAATTAATTTAAATGTTTTTGAATCCAATGAAGAATATAGAGAAATTGTAGAATTATTTATATTATCCCTATCAAGTTTTATTTGAGATAAATCCATTTTTTCATCATTTGCTTCATTTTTTGATATAAAATCTTTTTTATCATTAAATGATATACTTATTTTTTGGGGATTATTATTTTTTATTTCTACTATATGCAAACCATATTCGTGTGGTAAAATTATATATCCATCTATCAATATTTTTGGATATATTGACATTCTAATTGTCTCAAATAATATTTGTTTATCTATTTCGATATTTTGCAATAATTTTTCTATACTTATATAAAAATTTTCATTTCTTATTTCTTCAATAATATTTTTTCTTAAAACAGTTTGTGTATTAATAATAAGATGTTTATATGTTTCTCTTCTATAATTAGAATTATTGGTTTTTATTTGTTTTGCTACACATTTTGGTTCTAATTTACTTTCGTCTCCAAATTCATAGTTAATTGTGATACCTTGTGATGTTTGTATTGGAACTTTTCCTAACTGAAATAATCTTTTAGGAAAATAATTGATATTCTTCATCAATATACAGTCTATTGAATTGCTATTAATGACAGTATCAATTTCAGCACTTTCTGCATATTTTCTTGTAGATATTCTTAAAGCATGTAAATCTATACTCTCTTTATTTTTATCATCATTTACACTTGCATGCATAAATACAGTTACATTCCTTTCTGCAAATGAAAGTTGTTGATGTCTGCAATTGCGTATTCCTCTTCCTATGATTTGAACAGCTCTATTAAAATGATACCATGGTTCTATTAAATGGATCTCTCTAGCATTATAAAAACTCAGACCTTCGCTCGCTACAGGTGTTATTAATATAACTTTTACTTGAGACCCATATATATTTTCAGGATGATTAATTTTGCTAATTAATGTATCTATTGTTGTTGCACCCATTATATCCTTATTTTCACTAGATAATATACAGTATTTTGGGGTTTTTATACCATCATATTTTGCTGGATTTTTAATGATATCAACTTTATCTAAAATATTATTAGCACCTTCTCTTGAAAAACCTAGATGTTCTAAGCAAATTGCTAAAGGAATTATACCAGACCATCTATATCTAGAATAAATTATTACAATTCCTTTGGATTGCTTAATATATTTGCATATATTAAGAAATTTTCCAGAATACTTACCTAAATGTTCTTCGTCTGGCATTAACGCATTCATATAATTTTTATTATATTTTACACATAAAGGATCTGTATCTTTAGCCTTTGAAAAAAATGTATAAAATCCACTTTCACCTATATCACTATCATAAACTATATTCATTGGTTGTAAATTATTAAATATATTATTTTCTTCTAAATTATTTAAAGTTTCCATCACATTTTTTTGCTTTTCTCCTAAAATAGAAGGTACTATACCAACATCGATATTATTTATCCAATTTTTATCAGATTGTGGAACGATTTTTCCAAATGGATCTAATGAAGGTGCGTTATCTAATAATTGAATTCCACTATATTTAGGGCTTAATTTTAATGCAAATGTAAAAGGATTTTGACCTTTTAAATATGATACATATGTCGATGAAAGTTGTTTTATAAAATTCAAGACTTCTTTATCAATTTTTAATGATAAATTATCAAAAATTTTATTATATTTTTCTATCACGTCAAATCTTTTATCATTCAATAACATTAACTCAAATAAATCTAATATATCTCTTGGTTCATTATACATTGGTGTTGCAGACAAAAGTACAAGCCTATTATTAATACCATTCTTCAATACATTTTTTAAGGCTAATAAAACATCCTTGTCTTCTTTATCTGTACTTCTTATATTATGTGCTTCGTCTACTATTATAATTTTGTCTTTTACTATTTTACCAGAATTTTCTCCTTTTATAAATTTAGAAAAACCATCATATGTAAATAATCTATATCGACTTTTTAATAATTTTTTTAAATTTATTTTTAATTTAATTTTATCTTCAAATATAGATCTAGTTATATTCAATAATTTTTTATATGTATCTCCTGTGCATTGATTAGCTAAATTTTCAAATGTAAAATTGTCAATATCAAAAATCTGATTTTTGAAACTATTTTTTAAGGCATTTGGCATAATAACCCATATTTTTGGTTCCATTAAAGTATTATGTGGGATTAAAAATGTTTCTGATAATGTAATTGCAGAACAAGTTTTACCTACACCAACTCCATGATATAGTAGTATACTTTTATATGGAGATCTATACGAAATATATTGACTTATAAAATGCTGATAATAAGATTTTTCAAATATACCACATAATTTATTTGACATCATATCAAAGTCTTCTATAGTATTTATTATAGGATACTCTGGAACTTGATGAATATTAAACTCTTTTAGATTTGCAATTTTTGATGTAAAATCAGGGTCGTCTAATTCTGGATAATGTAATTGAAATGGTTTTAGTGATTGTTCAGGCGATCTTTTAGGTGATCTTTTAGGCGATCTTTCAGGCGATCTTTTAGGCGATCTTTTAGGCGATCTTTTAGGCGATCTTTTAGGCGATCTTTTAGGTGATCTTTTAGGTGATCTTGTATCTGTTTTTATATCCTTTAATTTAAGAATTTCAGTACAGCTCTGTGTAATTTCTTGTAAAAGCTTACTATTCTCTTTGAGAGTATAATTTGTTTTTGGATTCTTATTAGGTGTTTTTCTCCATTTTTCACAATCATCCTTTGTAAGTAATAATTTACCCATCGGTTTTCTATTTACAATAGAGATATATTCTCTGTGCTACAAATTATTTTATGTGCTTTTTTAAATATTTCAATACGTTCTATATTATGTGATTTAATATGTGACAATACTTCATTATATGTAAACCATTGTAGTGCCCTAACTTCTCTTACTTGCTCTATACAATTGTTATCTATGAAAACAATAGAATTCGTTTTAGTTAATTTCGCAATATAATATACGTGTTTATATAGAATATTATTTGTACCAAAAAAAATTTCTTGAAAAGGAATAATATCATTACAAACTGATATATCATTTTTTGTTAATTGTGTTTCTTCGCAAAATTCTCTTGTAGCACAATCTAAATCAGTTTCCTTTAACTTCTTACGACCTTTAGGAAACCCCCACTCCTGTTCAAATAAATTAGTATTTAGATATGTTCCCGACAATATATTTTTAATAATATTGTAATTTATAATAAATTCAAATTTTTGTTTAGATTCTGTATATTCCTTTGTATGTTTGAAGGTATGTTGTGTATTTTGACACCATGTATAATTCCATATCTCGTCAAAAGTATTTGTAAGCAACATTTCTTTTTCATTTTCAGTCATATAATCCAATAATTGTTTTATATATATAATATCATCTACTGCATATTTCCCTCTTACAAATTCCATAAATGATAAGCTATCTTTACGCTGTATCATAATATATTTAATTATATTATTCTCTATCTTGTAACATATGACACCAAAACTCATAATAGGATGTAGACAATCTTTATATAAATGCCCATTTACACCGCAGTTCCTACATGTCTGCGGACGAAAGTGTTGTTTTTTATTTTCATCCTCTTTTTTTTTTAACATATATTTCAAACATTATAATTAATATATTATTCATTTCTTAAATGTATTTAACACAAATATTAAACAATGGAAAAAAAACATATTTTCTAATATGGTTGTAAATTATTATCAGAATCAAAAGGTAAAGGTTCATTTGATAATGTTGTTGGGTTATTTTGATTATTATGTGTTTCATTTATTTTCATATAATCATTATTTGATTTTGTAACCTGAACATATCCGTCTGACATATTTGACGGTACATTACTTATAGGTGCATAATTATTATATTTATCATATTCCATACTATCAAACCCTGATGTTACATTTTGATCATTTGACATAACAGGAGTTAATTCTATAGGTTGTGTTTGTAAAGGGCGAGAAAATGAAGACTGTTGCATTTGATGCTGTTGCATATCAGACTGTTGCATTTGATGCTGTTGCATTTGATGCTGTTGCATATCAGACTGTTGCATTTGATGCTGTTGCATATCAGACTGTTGCATTTGATGCTGTTGCATATCAGACTGTTGCATTTCAGTATCTACGCTTATTTGGTTATTTGCTATATCTTCATCGTATTTTTTCATTACATCCTTTGCATAATTGTTTGCACCAATCTTGTCAATTTTATGTTGATTTTCATCATCATTTATTCTAGATACTGCTAAATCATACGATGACATAGAAAAGAATAACGATATAATTATAAATAAACAATATATAATCAACATAATGCTTAAAAACCATCCTAACCAATAACACCACCATCTAGTATTTTCGTTACCACCTGTTACTATACATGTTAATTCAAATAATGAAAAAAGTACAGATGGAATAGTAATTATTAAAATAAATAAAACAACTACAAATCTTTGTTCTATAGGCACGTCGCTACTTGAAAATATCACTGCAAAACATATAATAGCAATTGTAATAAAATAAGCAATGGCTGCATATCTAGATTGTTGCGTTCCAAAAAATACGTCACTAAGTACCTTTGATGTATTGGCCATATATATTCTAATAACATTAGAAGAAAAATAAAAAAATGATTTATATATAAACTTTTACACATATTATATATTATAAATGGGAATTCCATATTATTTTTATTCACTAACACAAAAATATAATAATATTTTAGTTAATACATTACCATTGCAAACTGATATATTTTGTATTGATTTTAACGGTATTATACACCCAGTAGCACAAGACATAATTAAAATTCACACGACAAATATTGATGAAAAAATAATTGAAGCTGTATGGAAAAAAGTCGAGGAATATACACAAACTATTAAGGCAAAAAAATATATAATTTGTGCAGATGGTGTTGCACCGCTAGCAAAAATGGCACAGCAACGAAAAAGAAGATATTTGTCAGTATATAAAAATAAGATTGACAATTGCAATACTATATGGGATACAAACGCAATTACACCAGGTACAACATTTATGAAAAACTTAAATATGTATATAAAAAAAAAATTACGTTATAATGTTAATAATATTACAATCGTATACAGTGGAAGCGATGAATGTGGTGAAGGCGAACATAAGATATTCGATCGTCTTTCTATAGAATCAGACGATGATAAAATTATTATTCACGGTTTAGATGCTGATCTTATAATTTTATCACTAATTTCTCATAAAAAAAATATATACTTAATGAGAGAAAATAGGGATACTAATTCGCATAATATTGTATGTAATTATTTAGACATATGTGAACTTAGAAAAGCTATAATTAAAGAATTATCTATATCTTGGAATATTCAAGGAGAAGACTATAATGATTATGATTTAATTGAAACATATTGTGTAGCATGTTCTCTATTGGGAAATGACTTTCTTCCACATTTACTAACAGTTGACTTGAAATCGGGTGGTATAGATAAGTTAATCAATGCAACAAAAAATGCTGTTAAAAATAATGGTCTTTTAATTAATAATGGGTTTATAAACCACGGATGTTTGACAGATATATTTACAGGTTTAGCAAAAACAGAAGATACTGATATGCATATTATTTGTGAAAAAAATATTAAACGACGCTTACCTGATAACTTAGCATTACAAAGTGATCAATATGCAATAAGACATAAGGATCTTCTCACAAATCATATATATAATAATCCAGCAAAATGGAGACATGAATATTATAAGACTTTATTTGATAGTAATATATTACTATCTTCTACTGTATTGTTTACAGCATGTCAAAATTATATAAAGGGTATATATTGGACATATGCTTATTATAAAAAACGCGATTTAGATTATGATTGGTATTATCCATATACATATCCGCCTACAATTAAAGATATTGCAAATCATGCAATTGCTAACACTATGCCTGTAATAATTAAAAAAGGGGGGTTTGTTGATGATAAAATACAGTTACTTGTTGTATTGCCGAAAGATAGTATGAAACTTTTAATAACAGAGCATGTAAAGTATATGGACGATATTTGTGCCGGATTATATCATATGTATCCCGATAAATACAAAATACAAACGTTTTTGAAAACACAATTATGGGAATGTAGCCCTGTACTACCTACAATAAATATACAATATATTCAAAATATTTTATCATCTTAAGCACACAATCCACTGAGCTTATTTATTTTAATAATATCTAGATCAGACATATAATACCACGAACGCTTCGCAGCATCCCATCTAGCACCTAATCTTTTTGCAGCATCTTTATTTTTGAAAGGGATATTTATGTATTTTTTTTCGTTATCAGTATTACATTCTTCTACAATAGGAATTAAATCTTTAGATTTTGTATATTCTAATTCTAATTGATTAATAGCATGTTTATTTTCATCACTTATACTATTCTCATAATACCATTTTTTTTCTTTAATATCCCATTTGGCACCTAGTAATTTAGCAGCATCTTTACTATCATAACTTATATTTATGAAATGTTTTCGATTATCTTGATAAGGACATTTATCATGACCAATTGCTAAATTTGCCAATCTATCTGCTTCATTATTTCCGATAGAATGTTCATCTGTATTATCTGTGTGCGCCTTGATATGATGTAGTTTAATGTTATCTTTATTATTTTTATATAGTTCATATGCTTTTTTAACTAATCTTAAATTTGGTATAATCTTACCATCTTTTAATTGCCAGTTTTGTGTATATAATTTATCACCATAAGATGTTAAACATTTTATAACATATTCTGAATCAGTATAAACACATATTTCTGTTTTATTCTTAATATTTTCATCCAATATTTCAATAGCTCTAATGAATGCAGTAAGTTCACCTGTGTTATTTGTCTGTTTTCCATCTACAATACCATACTCATTTCTTGGATCACTATCCTTAAAAAATACACCATATCCTGATTTTGCATTTGGCTTACCGTTATTAACACACGAACCATCTATATATACATTGATTGATGTTATCATATTATATTTGATAAATAATGGATATAAAAATAATCATTTTTTATAATTATATTGATAATTTTTTTATTTTTCTTGAAACATTTAGATCTTATATTTGCATTTTTATTCCGAATATAAATTAGAAGGATGACTATGAAGGGTTACACTATGTCTGGTTTTACACGTAATAGATTTTCACATAAAGAAGATTTATATAAACTAGGTGAAGGAAGTTATGGATGTGCTATAAAAGGTAATTTTCACAATTCAATGAACAAAATAAATTACAAATATTACGGAGATAGTGTTGGTGAGGTGACAAAACTAATGATAGACAATACCGAATTTCGCAATGAAATAATAGGTACCCTTATAGCAAATAAATTAGATAATGGTAATTCATCTATATTAATATATGGTTATTCTATTTTGGATCGTAGAGATATTAATCATATTTTACAGAAAAAAAGAGATTTGTTGATGAAAATACAGAACTGTGAATCAATTATTGATAACATTAGTAATATTGAAGAACTATACCAAATAATATACAGTAAAGAAGGTATTACACTTGATATGATGTTTAAACAATTTAATTTTGGTTTATATAAAATTATAAAATTATGTAGAAATTTAGTATATGGTATAAATATATATAGTAAATATTCATTTTCGCATTTTGACATTAAATCTAATAATATTATTTATATTCCAGATGATGATAAAATAGTATTTATTGATTATGGTTTATCAAGATATTATAGAAATATAGATTTTGATATTTTATTACATGTAAAAAATATTTATATATTACCAGAAATTATATTTTACAATATTATTAAAATTAATCCTGATATTAATGCCGATATCGCTTTTGAATTATTTAAAAAAGAGTATGAGAGTAATCTTGCATTTAAAAACTATTACTTTAAAAACATACTAATAAATACACTTTTTAATAATTCAGAATACGAATATAATAAAGAATTATTATATGTTTTCAATTTATTTTATCATAAAAGAGAAAAAATGTCAGATATGGTTTTTCAAAGCTTTAAATATATCGATTCATATAAACTTTGTTTTACTATTATGGAACTCATTGATACATATAAATTTAGAAAAACACATAGAAAAACAATAAATTTTTTCTATAAAAATGTATTACTACCTGTAGTGCATATAAATCCTTTAAAAAGGTATAATACCAGTACATTATTAAATAATTATGATTTGTTCTTAAAAATTCTAGAGAAGAAAAACATGTAGCATTATAATATTTAATAATATCATTTACAATCTGATATAGTTATAAAAAAAATTTATTTTTGAAGAGTTTTTGGATATTATGATATATTTCATTTGGTCATTTATAGACTATTATTATATGGTAATTGTTTTTTATATGTTATATCATTCGGGTTCCATGATATATAAAGTATATTATTATTTGGTTCAGATAATATTTGAACAAATAAACCATTATTTCTTAATGCAGTAACAATATAATTTATACAATCTTCTATTTTATAGAGAGGTGTACCATATATATAATAAGGAACTTCGAAAAAAATATTCATACCACCAATTAATGCACTTTTTTTTATTTTCATGTGACATTTTTCAATAATTTTATCGAAAATAGCATGTTTAGAGTGTTCTTTTTTGTCTTTCATAGTATACAATTCACTTAAAGAAATTCTAGGGGGCATTTATTATAACATAATAATTAATTTAGATCTCTTTAATCTCATTTTTTTCCATCTCACTATTTGAAACTAAAGTGTATCTTAACTCTTCTGATTTAAAATTTTTAACTGCTTCTGATTTACGAAATCCATTTGCTTGTAATTCTGATATTTTCTTATCGTCTATAGAATAATTAAAATACTTTAGGTCTGCCATTTTAAGTATATTTTCATCTGCAATTTCGTCGCAATTAAAAAAATTATGTAAATTTTCTTTTATATTATCAAACCGTGGTTTAATATAAAATGGGGATTTATTATTCTTAAATGTAGCGGAATAAATAGAACCATTATATACAGTCTCTACTTTCTTATCTAGGACATTTATACCATTTATATAAATCTTACACGAAGCTCTATTTTTCATTAATATATTATTTGAATCTGAAACTTCCTTCATCACTATTGTTACCATAAACCACTTATTATTAAAATCAAGGTTATATATACCTACCATGTTTTTATTTTTAGATTTCCAATCATTTTCATTTATATTGTCAGTACATATTTTATTATTTGATTTGTTCTGGTAAGATTCAGAATTATATATATTATTAAAATCAACAACCAAGCTAGACCCGTCGCTTTTTAACCTAACCAAAGGATTTTTTATTAGAACTTTATATAAAGCCGAGCAATTAAAATTTGCTTTACTTTTATAAAAAAGTTTTTCACCTTTAAAGAATAAAACAATATCCTTGGATTTTTTTTCTGATATTTTGTCCTTATTAATGTATAGCCAAAAATTGTATGAATATTCTGCACCACCTTCTTGATTTACTGATGGATTAATATCAACAAACTCTTTTTTTGATGTATTGTCAGTAATAAATTTTATTTCTGTATAAGTTTTATAATCATAAACACCTTGTATAATATCAATTTCTTTTCTAATATTTGTTGAACTACTTAACATTTTCTCAAATTCAATCAAATAAATATTATATGCAAAGTATCCCATTAAAAATAATATAATTATGGATATGATAATTTGTAACAATGGACTATCTTCTAACATCTTATCAATAATATGGTTGAACTCTCTATTTTAAATATAGGAAATTAAATCTTAAGAAGTCGCATTTATTTTATAAACCGGGTTTCTTAATCCATAAGCACCTAACCCCATTGATGTAAGCAGACTACTGAAAGGACCGTTATTATATTCTTTATAAATATCATTATTATTTAAATCGTAATTATATATTGTGAATTTTGAAATAAGTCCAGAGAACCCTGTTAAACCACTTGATGAATCATTTACATTACCACCTACAAAGAGGTTACCGACATTATTCAATTTTAATTCAGCAATATTGAATGGGAATTTTATATTATTTTCCTTTATTTCAATCAATTCACCATCAACATATATATATATACTACCGCCATTATTATCTGTCAAAACAAATGCTATATGAACCCAACGTTGAATAGGCACATATTCAATTGTAAAACCACAATATTTACTATTATATTTCACAAGATCATCTAAATTTATAATATCATTTAATTTATTTGCACTTAGAGTTGTAGATGAAATCTCTGCGTCGTCATCTGGTGAAAATCTTACATGTATCTTGTTTGACATTTTATCTAATATAATATATGGTGAAACATTTATAATAGATTTTGAATTTTCACCAATGTGAGCAATATGACGATATTGCTCACCTTTATATTTATTTATATCATTAATATATATCCAGAATGAATATGTTCTTCTTTTTCCATTTGAATTAGATAAGTGTTGCGTTATCTTAAATTCAGACATTTCATTGCAAATAATAGGAATTTCTGTACCCTCTACTAATATTCTCTGTTGATATATTATATTATCACTTATTAAAATATAAATTGAGTAACCGGTTACAATACAAAGTACTAAAAGACCAAATAGTCCATATAAAACAGCAGATGAATTTCCTAATAATTTGTTCGCATTTTCCTTGAAGCTATTGACATTTTCTGTTATACTTTCAGTACTATATTGTAATGAATTTGATGCTGATTGTTGTATATTATTATAAGTATCCTTACCTGTTTCTAAAACTTGATTTATACCTTCTCCTACATTGTCTGCCATTTCTATAATGTTTACCTATCTAATTAAAGTAGATAAATTTTCTGTTGCAAAAGTTAATATGATAGTTTGAAATTTGATATAATGGCATATTTGATGCATATGATGTCTTTATATATTTCTTTTGCAATGATAAGTAGCTTAATATTTTTGTGAAATTGCCAACAGTTGATACGTTAATCTTTTTATATCTTAATTCTGATAATAAATATACAATATGTGTAAATAATTCTATTGCGCAATCTGTATTATTTTTAGACATATAAAAATCATAAAAACACATCATATATAAAAATAATTTATAGAAACGCTTTTTATTAGATATTGGTATTTTGCGATTTGCAAGTTCTGTAATTAAATTATCATGAAACCTTAATGGAATAAGATATGTATCTGTTAGAATAATATTTCTAATACATTCTTTGTCAAAATTATGTTCATATAAAATATTAACATCGTAATATTTGTCGATTTCATGCTTATATGTTGTATTATTATGTTCAATATCATAAAATAATTTTTCTAAATTTCCATTGGAATTATCATATAATAAATTAATGTTTTTGATAGTTTTGTTTTGTGTTTTTAATAGGCTAATAACTTCGTTCCGTGTAGGAACAGTAAGATTACATATTTTACAAAGCCTTTTAATATCACCCATTTTTTTTATGATATCATTATTTGTTATACATATAATTGGTATATTTTTAAGTTTTTTATCACAAAGTGTTTTCAATAATGTTGTACTCATATTTTTGTCTGCTACAAACATTGAATCAAAATTATCTATAATAATTACACTATTATTGGAAGTATTTGTAAATATTTGAATAAGATTTGATGTTGTAGCTTTGAAAATCATATCCTTTAATTGACCAGAATTGTAACAAACATTATTGTCGATATTAATTATATGATAATTTAAATATTTACATATTTGTTTTATTGAATATGTTTTACCTGTACAAGGAAATCCGGATACCAAAATACAACTTTTTTCAGATATTCGCGAATTGTAATCAAAATTTCTTAACCAATTTAGAAGTGTAATATATATATTATGATTACCACATAATGTTTGTATGAATTCTTCATCCATTAATCTATTGTATTAGATGTTTCTTTATGTAAATAGCATTTCAAATACTAAAATTATTAAATAGGATATAATTCCTAAAAAGGGCAGGACCAATATTATTGGAATTAATGTAGTTTTATTGCTAACTTCAAAATCAAATGTTTTTATGTTACCATCATTATCAAAAAACATTGATGGTTGTAAAGCAAATGCTATTATAACTATAATTATATATATTAATAGGGACATTACTTTTCTTGAAATCATTCTTTATTCTACTATTTTATTAAGGGAAGAAAATGTTAACTGAATTGACTATATCTATATTTATATTATGTTTCTTTATAGTGCTTATAATTAATTATGTAATGAAAATGAATGTAGAGAAGTTTGAAGGTAATAGATATCTTATTTCTGATAATATATTGAATGTAGAAAAATCTCTTAATATTGATAGCGTTATATATCAAAAAGTAATTGAAAGTATTAAATATAATGGGACTATAGATAAGAATATTCTAGGGGTGGATAATAATAAGATTGAACTATATATTGATCCCTATGTATTTCAATATGTATTAAAAGCTAATTTTAAAAATATTAGTATTTATAATGATGGTATATTTGTATGTCTTTCCTATAAAGAATTAAATACGAATGATTGCATATGGAATTTAGAAAATAAGGTTGTAGCATATGTATATATTAGTGATTTTTTATTTATTCAAGCTCTTATTAAATCATATAGATTAGATATAAATAAGATTTCCTTGAAAAAAATTAATTTAGATGATTTCAGATCTGAAAATAAATTATTTGATTATTGCATTACATATATCGTAATTGAAAGTAAATATATGCAATTCATATCAAAATCGTTATATTATATAAATGGTTTTAAAGATGTTGATATAAATCGGTTAAAGGTTTTCTACCCATTCATAAAAGAAAATTACAATAATATGCGTTATTATTTTAATGATAAAATGATAAAAAATTATGTGAATGATAATAATGTTCTGATACCTATTATGAATACAATTATAGTAAATGATGTTAATGATATTACAGAGGCATTTATTACACGTCTTTCAATACCAGATAACTATATATCTTCTGGATATGGATGTTATGGAAATGCAAAAATATCAGATAATAAAAATGAATGCAATTCATTATATAATATTGATGGTACACCTAAAACCTATTATAGTATTTGGGACAAGAAATGTAGTGTCGACAAAGAATGTCCTTATTATAAGGCTAACAAAAACTATCCAAATAAGAGAGGTGGATGTATTGATGGATTTTGTGAATTTCCTATAGGTGTTAAAAGGTTAGGATTCAAGAAATTTGATGATACTGGTTTAAATAGCCCTCTTTGTTATGATTGTGATGATACAAATGACATAAATTGTTGTAAAAGAATAGAAAATGAATCCGGGAAAAATGCTGATTATGTATTTGGTAATGATTTAGAAGATAGAACAAAATATAATTTGAAAACTATAATATCTCAATTAGATTATAGAATGTATAAATAATTTTATTTAAAAATGTTAGAGTGTTATGAATAAAAGTTTGATATTATTGATAATTAAAACAGTTACTATAGTTTTAGCAATTATGATTTTTTATATTATTGTGAAGAATAATATTGTATATGTAATTAAAGATGATTTTATAGATTATAATAATAATTTCAAATACTTACCATCAAATACAAGAATTATGTATGAAAATACTGGACAACTACCATGGAATAGACATAAAATAAATTCAAGTATTCCATATGATGTTACTGTCAAAAATGAAGTAAATAAAGCATATTATTACGAATTTGATAATAAAACATATAATGATAAACTTAAAGAATTATTTCAAAGTAATTGCGAAGAGCTAATCATTGCAACTGAAGGAACTTTATGGAGCAAATGGATTAATCCAAAGACAATTAATGATAACAACATATTGAAAAAATTATTAGAATACTATGGTAAAATATATACTTTTATTAATAAATTACTTAATGAAAGCAATAAAATGAAATTACCAGGCGATGACAAACCTATACAAATTGTTCACGATATCCTATTAAGATATAGGTATAATCAAAATGATAAGTTATTTTATATGTTTGATATTGAAATGATATTATATAGAGAGGGAAAATTACAAGGAAAGCATATAAAATTTTTTGTTGTTACAAATGGTGAAAGAGTAAACATTATTTTATCAAGAATAATTGGTGTTGTGAGTGAAGATCATATTATAATACATCCATATAACGGTGTCGATTTAGTGAACAATGTTGATTTTGCAGTATTCACACCTATTACAAATGCTTCTGTAAATATTGATACAAAAAATAGCATTGACAATGTTTTTGAAATTAAGGATTCGTATTTAAATAGTGAGCTAGAAACGGTTTTGTATAAAAAATTATTAGATATAGACAATGTTGAAGATGTGGATATTAGTAACAATAACTATCATCCGAAAAAAGAAGAGTTAGTCAAAAAAAATAGATGTTTGTTGTAATTTTATTGCGTGTCATATTAACAATATTCTTCATTTTCACAAACTTCTACATTACTTGATGCACTTGTATATTTTAGCTGATCTTCTGAATTTTTGTTAGTATTTTTCTTTTCTGAAAACAACCAACTATAATCCTCGCAAAATCCTTGTGATAAAGTAGGTTGGTTTTCATTATTGTCATTATGAAATAGTAGAGTTTGTTTTTGATTACCATATTGGTCATATTGAATAACAACAGGTTGCATTAGTTGAATTGGTTGAATTGATTGCATTGGTTGCATTGGTTGAATTGATTGCATTGGTTGCATTGGTTGCATTGGTTGAATTGATTGCATTGGTTGCATTGGTTGCATTGGTTGCATTGGTTGCATTGGTTGAATTGATTGCATTGGTTGCATTGGTTGCATTGGTTGCATTGGTTGCATTGGTTGAATTGATTGCATTGGTTGCATTGGTTGCATTGGTTGCATTGGTTGCATTGGTTGCATTGGATCAATTTTATTTCCACATTGATCATGATAAATTAGTTGAGGATGCATTTGTACACTTTGATTTCCTGGGTGACATTGATCATGATAAATTAGTTGAGGATGCATTTGTACACTTTGATTTCCTGGGTGACATTGATCATGA